CAAAAACAACCTTCTCCATCTACAAAGCCTGCTATATAAGATAAAATTTCACTAAGAGTCCTTTTTTCAAATATTGGCATCTATAATCTCCTGTGCTATTTCATCCATTTCTTCTACAGTTCGGTTTATAACCTTACAATCGGAAACTATTATAACACCACATTTTGAGCACTTCCACTTCCCAGCAAACAAAAGCTTTAACATTAATTGAGAAGGATTAGGATGCCCATATCTAAAATCTTCGCCACAGTTAGGACACGTTAGCATTATTAAACTCCTTGACTAGGTTGTCCAGATGCTCCAGCATTAGCTCTAGCCCCACCTTGTTGGCCTGGCTGAGGTATTAGTCTTTCAAATCCAGGATCATTTGCTGCATCTTTCATATACTCATAGATAGCCCCTATATTAGCTCCAGGCATCTGCATAAACTGCATAGCAGTCATTATAGCTTCTACCTTTCTCTGAGCCCTTGAAAGATTCCGCTTAGTTGATAGTGATAAGTCGTACAAATAATCTCCAGTAATTTCTTCTGCAGTAAATGTAATCCACTCTCTATCAATCCTAGCATGCATTGGTCTCTTGTTAAACGCAAAAGTTATCTGATTCATTTTACTAATTGCACCTGTGTATAGATCAGTTACAACCATCCCTCTCATACTTTCACGTCTACCTGAACCCATATTAACAACATTAGTCTCAGTAGCAGTTCTACGACTACTTGCATCAAACTCTCCAGCTTGATTCCTACTAATACCAACCGCTTCTCTAGCATCCTGTCTATTAGATCGGCTCTGTAGCTCGAACTCCATACTAGAACCTTGTGGGAAGGCTTGTACTTTACCTGTTATATCTACACTATCTGCTACTTCAATCGCCCCAACATCAGCACTGATTAAGCGATTAAGTTTATCTTGATTCATAAAACCTTTAGCAGCAATAAACTTAAGGTTATTAATCCTTCTTTGTTTCTCAGCCTGTAACTCAATATCATACTCTTTCTTCTGTAGTCGTCCTAGATAATGAGCTAATGGAGTTGACCAGAAAAATCGCGGATGTTCCACAAAAGTACTACTAACATAAGGAGTTCCACAAACTGCTTGAATAGCGTCTTTATCATTTCTTAAAAATTTATCATAATCAAACTCAATAACCTTGATAGTGTTATCAGAACGATCACAGATCTCCCAAATCTCATTATACAAAACTCTTGTATTTTCTCTATATCCAGCAACGTTTTTCTTTTCTCTAAACTTTTTCTTAGCCGTTCCAGTGTTTAGATAACTATCAACAAAAGTTTCCATCGCTATTTGAGGTTCTAATCTTCGAGTATTTTTATATTTAGGATCATCCTTTAGCATCTTGTTTAGTCTAATAAACCTATGAGCAATCCAAGGAGCTCGTTCAATATCCACTGTACCCCAAGGGACTACTATATCTTGCGGATTTACTGCCATACACCAAGGCATACCAGGACTTCCATGACCGAACTCAATTCTGTTACCTTTCTTATTAAACTGAGTTAATGTCATACCAGAAGGTTCTTGAATCGTTCCTGTATCGAAGAATGGAGCATAACCAAATTCACTATCATATCCAAGTTTCCAAATTGCTCTTCCAAATAAATAAGCATGAAGAGTTGATCTCTTAGACTCGTTCTTTAGACATAGTTTCCGAATAAGATAATTATCCCAACTCTCAACTAATGGTGCTCTATCAACACCTGATGGATGTTCTGGAATAACTGATATTTCAGGATCAGGGACATTAAGGCTACTCATTAAAGTATCCCCCATCGAGAAGATAATATTAGCACCAAGAGCTGTATTACTCTCAATATCATTAAGATAATCCATCTCTAGCTGTTTCCATGCAGCTTCTCGACCAAAGAGTTCACGAAACTTTAGTCCATTATCTATCTCAACCATCCAGTCTTCTGGAGTTAGTGGCATAACTATATCCTAATTATAACTATAATCTCTATGTCCTTTATAACGCTCACCGAGACATCCAACATCATAAGGATAAGACTTTAATTGAACAACTCGATTTTGTAACTCTTCAATCACTGATGCTCCAGTGAAAGGATCTTTTCTTAAATCTTCCTCTACCGTCTGCTGATAAGACTCAGTAATGTTATACCAGAACCTTATCTGCATACAAAGAGCATCAGCTAGATCATCATGACTCCCTTTAGGAAAGGCTAACAATTCTTGTTCTAACTCATTCATATGAGGTTTTATAACAATCCTACCTTCTGCAAAATAAGGTTGTAGCCCTCGTATTCTCTCAACTTTAGAACCAGTCAACCCTGTTAGTTCATTTATATAGAATAACATATTTAGATGTATCATTCTTTTACGAACCCAGTAGTTAATCGTTCGCTGGTAACCTATTGATTCAACAATTACTTCAAGCGGTTTATATGCTCGAACATGATCAAAGATAGCATTAACTGTCTCACCAGGATCAAACCGCCCTCTTGTATAATGAACTACATAAACCTTGTTCTCTTTAGCATTAACCGCAGTTGTTAGAACAACAGTATAATCAGGGTCAGAAGACTCCTCTTTCTTCGCTGATGCTAGATCAACTGAAGTACAATAGACTACTTCTTCTTTCTTACCAAGAGTATCATAATACCGAATCCAATCTCGCTTAAACACCTGATTGATAGCAGAGGTTGGAGTATTCATATAAAGACAGTTCTTACTAATATAACCTTGAGATATATAATTACCAGTAGTAGTCATTATTCGATAAACTGTCTCAACTCCAACATTTTCAATACTCTCTACTTCATCTTGCTCCTTAACAAATCGAGTTTTTCCAAAAAATGATTCCTCAATATTATCATATCTTAAAGGTCTTATCTGAAGCAAAAATCGTCGTCTTTCTTCAAAACCTCCATTTAATGTCCAGTTAACTATAATTCCTGCTTCCTCTCCATTTCTATTATAAGAAGGCTTCTCAGTTCGGGTATACTTAAATCCTAACGAATCTAATACAAAATCAAGAGCAGAACATAGCAACGAGTTATGAGTTAAACTTTGAGATAAAGTCAAATGCCCTTGCTCAACATTACAACTCCCTTCTCCATCATAAAAACCTGCTAACCAACGACTCCAATCATAAAACTTATCCTCAACTTCTGGAATATCCATATCACAAACATAATGAAGTTTAGGTTTTGTTCCCTTACGATTTATTTTTGGAGAAATAATATTTGTATTATAATTACAAACTTCTTGATAAACCAAATGAGGACGAGTATTTTGATGATGAGGATCTACCATCCACTTATGATTAGGAGTACAAAAAATTTCTCTTCCAGACTTCATTTTTAGCTTAACTACTAATGACCGCCTATTTGCAGTCATTAAAACCTTAGAACGTACTAAAGTCTTTCTATTATTAAGTAGTACCCCAACTACAAAATCTCCGATTTTAATATCTGAAATAGGCTTAGAAGTCATATCATCCATTAAAACCTTAGCATGTCCTGGAGTACAGGCAAACATATAAGGACCTTCAGATTTCTCAAGTTCATTAGCTGCTTCCGTGTTAAATCTACTCCATACTGTATGACCGCCACTTTCAGGCCTAGCAGGTTCTCCTTCATCATTCTCATAAATATAACGCTTAATCATCGTATACTCAGGGCTGTTCTCCATAATCCAACCTTGCAAGTCTCGCTGTGCCCATCTTGTTCCAACTATAATAATACGACTTTTAAGGATATGAATTAATAATGGATGACATTGTCTATGCCAACCAATAGCTTTTTCAATATCAGCTTGCGTTGGCTGTTGAACAATACCTGTCATATCGTCCTTCTTAGGAGCAATCGTATCATCCTGTATGATTTCATCATAGTGTCGAGATATTGTAGCAGTACCCACACCAGCAGCTTCAAATGTACCTTCAGGGTGTGATGCTGTTCGATTTACTTTAAGACATTCTTTAGTCCAAGTCTCTCCAGTAACTGGTAATATTTCTGGATATAACGCTTTGAACAGTTTGTTCTTCTCAAAAATACTTTTAATAGATCCAAGTTTCTTACAAGCATTAGAAAAACTATTCTGAACAATAAGTATCCTTACATTAGGATCATTCAACGATCTCCAAATTGGATAAGCTATCGAGCATATGGTGCTCTTAAACCATGTTCTAGGAAATGTAACCATTAGTCTAGTTATTTCCTCATGCTTCTCTAACGCTTTACAGAGAGGTAAATGTATCTTAGGGTCTAAATCCTTAAATCCTAAAATACCTCTAGCAAAAAAGAATAATGACTCTTTCCCTTTTCGTCTAAAAACTTCTAATAAGTTTTGCTCATTAGTCATATTAGTAATACTTTTTTGTCTCAATTTTTACTGATAATAGTTCTCTAACCATTTTCTTAAAAACTTCTTCAGTCATGAAGACTCCATTCTCTGGAGCTTTGTAGTGACCAATATCATTCCCTTTAGGAATAATTAATAGACTAGTTCCTAGAGTAGGATGAAGTTGTATAGCTTTAGGCTTTATTGAAGAAGCACAGCCCGCTAGTAACAGTATTGATAGTAATAAATTTTTCATAATAGGTCCTTACTGTCCATGTCTTTGGCCGGCTGCCGCCGGACTGCTGCCTCCGGCAGGGGACGGTTTGTTTCGACGCAAATGGGCGGATTTTAAGTATTACAAGTATCTAACATCCATGAGTCCTTCTTATTGTATCCTAGTTCTTCTTCCATTGTTTCTCTTTGGTCATAGCTGTTATGTATGATAAGTATTCCATTACATCCATGTTCTATTACTGGGATACAGTGGCATGATGCTGAGTTAATGTGCTCCATCTTATCATCTACTGGGATTACGTTTAGTATTTTCATACTTATTCCTTGGATGAAAAAGGAGAGGAGCTTGCGTCTACCTGACCGTCAGAACAGATTTGTTTTTGCTCCTCTCCGTTTGTTGAAACAACGCTATTAGTTATCATACTTACGACCGGCTTATGTTTTTCGAGAATCTCATTCTCCAGTCTGAGAGTTTCATTCAATAGTTCTAGATCATCATGACTGATGTGGATGGTAGGGTTTTTATCCATAGGCTCAGCCCGCATCAGTTTGGCATTTCCAGATCGGTCGAGAATTGACTCGGCGGCCCGAATAGCGAGTCCTTCGTTCTGTGAACCCATTCCTAGAACAACCCGTTTTGCAGCGGTTATAGCGGCACTTTTGAGAATGTCCCCCGCCTGAACTTCGGTTTCCGCGAGTTTTTCATCTATGTCTTTCTCGAAGGACGATCGGCGGATTGATAATTGGTGCTGAAAGCTGGCAGAGTTTATGATGATGCCAACTTGGCGAGAAGACATTAAGAGCTTAGAGGCGATGTCTTTAGGAGTTAGACCTTCTATGCAGTAATCGACTATTTTGAGGTGTCGAGGAGTTAGTTTTATGACTGATTGGATTGGCATTATTTACTCCGACCCTTGCTACGTTTTGGTGTACCTTTTCTAGTCATGAGATCTCCAAACTGTTATTAATAGAGACAAGACGGCTTCAAATGTATAAGGCAAGATGAGGAGGAGATTATTGGAAAAATAAAAAATATTTTTTTCATTGGGTGAAAAAGTGTATTTTTGTAAAAAATATAAGCTCACCTATGACTACCGCCCACGAGGGGTGGTGGGGGGTTTTTCAACTCAATGTTATTCACGCTTGCCAAACACTTATCAAATGTCACGCTATATGGTGACATGAGTGTCACGCTATCGTGACGTGTTAGCCTGGCCTAACTAGTCACCATCTATAAATCGCCAAAACAGTGTGTTGTTTTATATCAACACACAGAAACGTGTTGCAATTTATAAACATCACGTAAAACCATTACATAGACAGGACTTACGACGATTTGGTATGAAACCGTGTTGATTAAAAACATCATGCTGTTATAATCGTTACAACCGGATGTCCCGTCCTAAATATTTCTGTGTCATAAGTATTGTGTTACCAATGGGTTATGATTATTTGTATTATTTTTTCCGTTCTGATATATTTGGCACGGGGATTGCATTGTATTCTATTGTTGTTCGCTATTTGACATAATAAAGACGCTTGTTATTGTGGCTTGTCTATTGTAATATAGAATGATATACCAATAACAACGAAATGTACGGCTCTTGATTCTGTGCTCTACATGGTTAAATAACTAACTGCAGCATAGAATAAAGAGTCGTACAACTAAAGTTATCAACCCTATGGCCTAGTCTTCAACAAAACACGGAGACTATTATTATGGCTAAATCTACAACAACAACTCAACACGACGAACGTACTTTCACAGTACATGAGTGCAGTATTGATAATGGAAAAACAAAGATTGGCAGTGTTGCAGTTCCAGCCTGTGTTGACCTTGAGACTATGGCTGAACTCGTTACAGAAGGCTATTTTAACGAAGCCGAAATCTGTGGACTCGCAATGCAACAACTCGCAATACGCGAACAGGCAAAACTTCGTTCCGCAGCTTCTCCAAAAGCAAAAGTAACAGTAACTGATGCTTGTGCTATCTTCGTAACACTATCTGACGAAGAAAAGGAAGAATATCGCAACAACCCTGGCTCTCTCGAAGACTTTGTCAAGAAAACTAAACGAGAATCTGTAGACAGTAAAGAGTTTGACCCTTCTCGAATCATCTATCTAGCAAAAAACTAATAACCTTTAACCGACTAGGCTATAGAGTTGACAACTTTATTAACCCTCTTTAAGGAGTAATAACCATGACAATCAAAAGCTATCGTTAATGCTGATGAGATATTGGTTGTCTAAAAAGGAATAACATGACTAAAGAAAACTTAATAATAACAAGGAGACTATTATGAGATGTAAAGATTGTGGTTCACTACTAATAAGTTGGGAACTTGATTCAGGTAAAGTAATAACTGCGTATGATGATGAAGGTAATCAAGTTTCCATGCACTGTGAGATAGACTCTATAACAAGTCCCATATGCGAGAGTTGTGGAAGTACTAACTTAACAGATTAACAATAGCAATCTTATAGACCAAAGATTGTCTCAAAACATATTTCCCTCTCGGAATCTAACTTATGTATTAAGGAGGTGCATTATGCGTAATTACTAGCAATGTTTAACGGAGTATATACTTTGTAAAGAAAAATCGGCCTAACATGACCTGAGTTTCCCAATCAACTTGTATATACTCCATTAACTATTGTTTTCAACAACTTATTAAGGATAATAATAACAAGGAGACTAATAACAAACAAGTACATAAACGTACAGTTCATTAGTATAGTACTGTATCTATATCTATTATTAAAGATTGGAGCACTATTATGACCGAAGAAGCATATCTCGAATATCTATTATCAATACAATTACAAACTAACACGAATAGATAAACTTGGAGACTAACATGACTGTTAAGACTAAAAATCAAGGACTTATCAAAAAATGGCACGTCCTTCTAGAACATCGTACAGGCTTTGACGTCTTAGGACGAAATCTTGAAGAAGCGAAACGAGATGCCTTTATGATTATTAAGTTCCTAAACATCAACAGTCTAAAACTAGCTATCTATAAAGGCATTTACATACTTCCTAACAAGGAATAACATGACTAAAGAAAACTAGTCCTAACTATGATGAGTTTGTATTAGCTCTTCATGATTATGACAAGATTAAAGTACTGATAGACAAGATAGAGAAAAACCTTTTAGTTAGGAGATTAGAACAATGGAACTAGTCTGAAAAACTAACACTAATAAAAAAGAGATGGTTCCCTCCAATGTACCCGACCCCCCTTTGCCTCATACACTTGCAAGTACACTATTAACAATATTATTATTGATTATAATATCATTATAAAAAAAATTAATACAATAAGCAAAGGGGGGTCAATGAGTTTGGAGGGAACGACCTCTTTTTTATTACTAACCATTTTAACAACTATAATTATAATCTGGAGAATAACATAACTAAGCAATAGCTAAGCGATAGCTCATGAGTATGGACTTGAGCATGGACTTATGGCTTGTATAATTAAAAGTATCAATGTTAGGCAATCATATAACAACGAAAAATGTTTTGTAAAAATAAAACAATAATTAGGCTCACAAAATGCCTTATATATTTGACACAACATTATCCATAACCTGGAGAATAACATGAACAACAACTATAAAAAAGCATTACTTATTATTAAAGCTTCAATAAAATATAGAAGAAACAATCAGCCTTTCTATCAATGTACTGAAGGTCATAACGATTGTTCTTACACAGTAAAAGGATACTGTATTCAAGACGCTTTAAATATTCTTACACTATGTTCAACTACTAGTAATCGGGAAAAGGACTAATAACATAAAAACACTTGAATCAAAAGACTCACTAGACAGACCTGCTTGGACTTCTGAAAGCAAGACTGGTATGTTCAACAGTCACAGACACAAGCACTCAATATACCGTGGCCGTTTTGTTATTGCAAATAATTACTATAATAAAGGACAGAAGCATGACTGTTAAAGAACTTATCACAATATTACAAACCTTTGCGCAAGACAAAGAGATTGTACTCCATTATGAAACTGAAGTTGTATACTCAGAGTATACAAGTGGTTTAGAAGATATGATTGAACAAGAAGATATGATTGCTAAAATTGATAACGAAGAAATGATATTTGATACTGGCTTATATATTGTCATTGCTGCAGACTTATCTAACGAAGAGACAGAAGCATGAAGTAGCGATAGCTCATGAGCATGGACTAGAGCATAGACTTGAACAGGCTTATATAATGGCTTGTATAATTAATTGTACACTGGTTAATAAGAATGAATAACTATAAACAAACAGCTATCAGTCAACTCCTATCAAGCGGTTATAAACTGTTCGTTCCATTATATAACTATAGTCTTGACTATGATTATATAGTTGAGTACGCTAACGTCCTTCAGACTGTTAAGATACTCCCAACCTATCTAGATAAGAATATCTCAAAAGTATCATTAACACACTCCAAACCTCCTCAGTTAAGAAACGTCCTATTATTACAACTATTAGCTTGCGTGAAAAACAATACTGTTTGGCTAATCCCATATGAAGATGTGTGTCTAAACACTTCAATTTCTCTAAAGTCACGTTACGATAGTTATATTCTTACTGAGGAGGTTCTTTCTACTAACAATGATAGCACGAAAAGTGTATTTACTGAAATTGCCGGTGATATAGCTAATCATATAGTTACTGAAAGATATAAGAATGAAAAACCCAAAACTTCATAACACTAAACGCTTGTCATTATGCAATAGACCAGACATAGGTGAAGTCTGTATCTTTAATCCAGCAGTTCATCTTATTGACAACATCTATGCTAATGATAATAGAACATTACTAAAGCCTTACATGACACAAATGTCTAAATGCACAGTAATAAAACATGGAGACTATACTGAGTATGTTCAGTTTAACAATACTAGCGATACTGATATTGTTAGTCCAGAATTCTTACTACGAAGAAAATTAACAGCTTTTGGAAAAACACTTCAAAACGCTTACAAACTAAAAGTCTCACCACTCTAATTATTAACCTTTTTTAGGAGCATTAAACGTGAAACAACTAGTCAAAGAAGTCAAGCTAACCAAAGACGGCAAAAAGGTAATAGTTGGGTCAGTATCTATCCCCATCTATGAAACCGTTGATGAGTTAGCGGAGAATGTTACAGGTGAAAACATTCTCGAACAGTTTAACAAGGGTAACACCATCAGTATAATGAATGTTGAGAGAAACAAGCACAAGCCAGCTACAGCTGGTAAGCAGAAGCGTACGTATATTGGTCTCTCCCTCATTACAACTGAGGAGTTTCAATCAACTGGTGGTGATGCTGAGAAGATTAAGGAACTTATTGACAGTACTGAAATTCAGGCTCGAATTGATGAGTTTATTGCTAGTCAGGCTGAGTAGTTCTTTAGTTTAATATCTTATGATGATGGCGGAATATGTAGTACTTACAAATGAAAAACAGTTAATTGCAACTATGCAAAGTGAAAATCTTTGCTCATCATAGAGATATTGGGATAGCTGTAGTTATAGTAATCCTAACTATAACCGGACAGTATGAATGAACATTCGAGAATGAGTGGTAACAATCATGAGTAGGGTTTAACTCCTTACCTATCCTTTTTTATTATATTCTTCTGGCAGCGGCAACCATCTGGAGCGACAGGGAATACGAAAAGCCAACCTGCCTGCCAGAAGCAATTATAATATACTTTTTCATTAATTGAAAAACTATTATTAAGGAAATTAATATGATATGTCATAGTAGTTTTTCTAAATTAAATGCTTTAGGTTCTCTAAACAGTCTAGAAAGAAGAAATATTATAGAACTATATTGTAATATTGCAAACCTACTACCAATCAATGAGCGTATGTTATTTCATCTATATTACAAGTATGGTTATTCCACAATAGAAATATCTCAACTCCTCATGAAGCATCATGTAACAATTGCAAGACGACTTAAAAAAATAGCAATAAAAATTAATAATATGATGTTAAATATCAAAAACTATGATAACCTACAGTAATCTAACAAAGTCTCAGAAAATAGACTTAATAAATCATCTCCGTCAAGAACGAGTACGTTTACTGACTGAGGCTAGGAAAAGAAAGTCTAAGAAAACTAACACGAAAAAGAAGAAACTCCCTAACCTTCAGTTCTCATCTAAAGAACTTGAAGGCATTTTTGCTAACATGAGTATTAGTGATAGGAACAAAATCCTAAAATAAGGAGTATCAAGATGTGTATTCAAGTACTAAAACCTGAATTAGCAGATTCATTGTCAGAAACTTTTACTTGTTATAAAGTACTTTTCAAAGTTCTTGACGGTAGATTTAGAACTCCTCACTTCAAACGCTATCTAAAGGTTGGAATAAACAAGAGTCGTGGAGCTATGAGTCGATTGTTTTATTATGTAACTCCTTTTGATATAAAAGATTATAAACCTGGATTTCATGCTTATTTAAGATTAAAAGATGCAAGAAAACATTATAATCATTTTGATATTCAGAATAATAAACTAATTATGAAATGTACTGCTAAAAAGTCAGACTTAAATGCTATTGGAGGTACTAATTTTCGTCCTAAGAGTATAACTGTTGCAGTCAACAATCTAACCTTAATTGAAGAAGTATAATAATTATGCTTTCTGATGAGATAATAATGCCTATAATAACAAAGTGGTCAAGGATTTTATGGAAAAAAGGTCTAGACTATGATGAACTAGTTGCAGTTGGCTATTGTGCAGCTAAACCTCTTAACAATAAAACACTTACTCAAATAAATAGCTGGACAAAATGGACAATCATTAAGTTTATATATGGCGATAACAGAAAAGGTTATCACAAAGACAACGCTAATGAACTCGCTAGAATATTTCACAATAAGGAACTATTACAATATCCTGAAGATGATGCTATTATAGATATTAGAGAAGCAATTAGTAATTTAGCTGACTATGAGGCTCAGTTGATATATATGAGATATTGGAGAAGCCTAACATATACTGAAATTGCTGCTCAGTTTGATAAGTCTTTCAGCTGGGCACGTGATAATTGCGACAGAGTTTTGGGACTATTAAAGAATAAAGTATTGGAGTAATCATTATGAATTATAATACTAGAGCTATATTAAAAGACCAAAAGTACTACGGACATCCAAATTTTTATAAACTATTACAACAAATGGCGGATTTACACTCAAGAAAAAATCATGACTATGCTGGTAGTACTGACCCACTTCGTAACTTTAGAAAGTGTAACGAAATGGGAGTTGATAGCTTTACAGGTGTCATGATAAGACTTACTGACAAATGGTCAAGACTTGAATCTTTCATGAAACAAGGAGTTTTAGCAATTAAAACTGAGAGTGTTGTTGATACATTGTTAGATAATGCAGTGTACTCTTTATTAGCAATAATACTTTACGAAGAACAGGAATCAATAAAGACTACCATAGCATGAAACATGTAATATCTGAATGGCAAAAACTTTTTAATAACAAGAATAACAATAGTTAAGAAAGGAACATGAGTAAGAGAAAGAAAACTAAAGAAGCAACAAAACAAATCGCAACTAACAGACGTATTCTTGGTGTTAATACTAAATATAGAGATGCTGTATCTTTAGTAAACGAACTAGAGCTTGAGTTAGC